AGCTTGAACTCACCCTGCGGGACCATCATGGTCTCGGTGAGCGGGGTGCCGAACTCGCTGGTCACCATCTCCCCAAACTGATCGAGCATCAACTCCTTCTTCTCTTTGTAGATGACGTTGCCGTCGGAGTCCATCTTTGGCAGCCACGTCGGTGGGTCTGCCAGCATATCCCACATGGTGCCCATGAAGCCGATGCCACAAGTGAACGTCCACGCCACCGCGTGCCTGGTCGCGTCCTTGTACTTCTTGTCGTAATAGAACCACTCGAGCAACCGCTCACAGGCTCTCGCCATGGCTTTGGAGTCGCGCCCCACCCGTCCAAGGGACACCACTGGTGCTGGGGCTGACTGCAATACCGATGCGACCATCACTCGGAACGTCTGATAGAGGTAGTTGTGGGTGACCTCGATGTGCTCCACTTCCTGCGGCCTGATGCGGGACATGTCGATGAGCTGCCCGTTCCGCATTACTTTGTTCTGGTCACCGTGGATAGCGTGCAGCACCTCGAGCCAGCGCATATGGCGAGCCTGCATCCGCTCGCGACGAAGCTTGTACTGCTTGCGGATTTCAACCGCTAGCTCGTCGCCTTTCTTTCTCTTTCCGTAAATGCTCATCGTTTACCCATCCTACAGGTTCGCGGCACCAATGGCACGTGTAAGCATTGCCCGCAGACCACTCTGTTGGCTCGGCGTGAGAAACACCATATTCTCTGGACGGAGAGCGAACTCAAGGTGCTGAATCGCCGCAGCAGGCTTATTGCTCATCACTTGCGCCATTCCGGCCATGCGGGATGCCTGCACCCTGTCCTCCAGCGAACCGCTACCGCTGGCGACATCCTCCATCAGCCTGGCTGCCCCAGCGTAGTCTTCGCCCGCATAAAGCTTCTGCGCAGCAGGGAAAGCCTCTTCATAACTCGCCTGATGCTCAGTCACACCGCTTCTTTCCATCTGATCCATGAGCATGACGGACTCCCTGGGGCGAGTCTGTGCTGGCACGTCAGTCTGTCCCACCCTCGGCGCATCCTCGATCATCTGTTCTATCGATCTGCGCTCCAGGCCCAGTGGGGTCCCTAGCGCCGTGAGTCCAGCTTCGGCTGACCTCTGGAGTCGGGGTGTCGGGAGTATGCGCTCGGTGGCTGGAACGGGGGCGAACTCAAGGGACTCGCGCCCGCGGCGAACCGCAGGGAAGCCCTGTTCCATCCCAAGACGCTCGTTGATTTGAGCCCGAGCAAGCTCTTTTGCAGCGGCTGCCTGGGCTGCCTGGTTCGCCAGTTCTGTGCGCGCCGCAATCTGCCATGCGAGGCCAGGGTCTTCGATCCACGTCTCCTCGAGGCTGGGTGGAGCCGCTACTGCGGCGGGTGCAAACCCACCAGTGGCAGGCCCAGATCCCCCGCGATACGGACCCTCTGTGATGGCAACGGTTGACGGTGTCCCTGCCGCTGCCTGGGCTGCCGTCGCCGGCATCTCGTAGAACCCCTTGCCCTGCTCGAAGATGCCGGCGAGGTTCACGTCAGACAGGCGTGATTTGGGCTGGCCTGTCACTGCCACCGATGGATCCACTGGGAGTTGATCGGAGAACCTCTTGGCGAGGGCAATCTGTTCGGAGAAGCTAGTCCCTTCGGGGAGTTGCGCTTCTAGGAACCCAGCCTGAGTTCCAGTTGTGCCGGCTGGGGGGGATGTCGGTGCCGTCAGTCCACTCATCACTGCTGACGTTGCCAGGTTTGTCAGTCCTGACGTCACCAGTCCCGGCACTGGGCTCCCCGGCTCCGGGGTCTGCGGCTGGTTTGGTGCGTACTTTCTCTTCCATACGTTTAGCTCCTCTACGGCTCCCTTCTCTTCTGCGTGCTTCTGTCCCCCGCCGACCAATCCGCCAAGCAGGCTCGCTCCTGCGGCTGCCCCTAGCGGGTTGCCGCCGGTCACTGCGAAGCCTGTCACGCCTCCTAACAGAGACGCTAGCCCACCGAATATCGTGCTCGCCAAGCCGCTCGATGGCTCTGGTGGGGGTGGCGTTAGCGATACCCTCCTCTGCGCGCCTTCCATGAGTGAGGTTTGCGGCCCGATCCGTCCAGCTTGGCGCCGCGCCGCCTGGAGACGCAACTGCATCAGCGGGTCTTGACTCTGGTACTGCAGATCCTCGTCTGTCAGCAGCGGATTTGGCCCCAAGACCATCGGTCAATCCTCACATGTAGTAGAACTCGAGGTCGTGACTCTCGCTGTCGAACAGTTCCAGATCATCCGGCACACGGGTTCCAGCGCGGCTCCACCCAACTTGCCTCTCTTCGGCGGGCTTTGCAAGGCCTATCGTGACCTGCCCGTCCACGAATTGGGCTATCATTGCGCTGAACAGGAGGTCATCGTGTGAGCCTGGCAGATGGTCTGCCCGCCCCTTCCTCCTGTCCATCACAAACGTCATAGCCTCCTCGAGTATTGCCTGCACCGGGCACTCGATGGAGTCGGTCTCGATTGCGATGTCGAACCTGTCGATGATGAGGTTTCTGGACTTCTGGTCCGTGTTGAATCCAGGGGAGTCCGTCCACCGCTGCGTTGCTGTCGAGTAGCGCTGTGTGAAGTACGTCTTTGGGTATCCGCTCTGGATGAGCATGTGTGTCGTGAGCAACCCTGGTCCGTTTGACTCTGGCGCGAGCCAGGCGCAGTTGTAGAACCAACCAGCCTTGACCATGTATTCCGCCAGTTTGTCGGCTTTCATCTTGGAGTCTCGAGCATAGGCAACGAAGCGCTTCTCGGTCCTGTCGAAGATTGCGAGAGCTGTCCTGTCCTGCCCGATGCCATGTCCAGCATCAGCACCGATGACGTACTCGTGGTCCTCTCTCGGCAAGTCAACAACGTGGAGCCAACCCCGCGATGACTCTCTGAACTTGAGCTCTGGCGCCTCCCAGGCTGCCTCCTTCCATGCCCAGTCGTCAGGACACTCTACCATCCCTTGGGATGGTCTTGGGCACATGTCGATCCACGCCTTCAACTTGGAGTTGTCGAAGCGGGGCGTACCTGTGGAGCGGAAAGCCTCCTCCGGGTTCGACGGATACTCCGCACAAAACGCATCGGCTGACCGGGTCTTGAACTTGATGCAGTAGCGGCGCCACAGTATCTGGTCCCAATCAATGTTGTGTTTTCGCAGGAGCCCCAGCTCAGCCTCGTCCAGGCTCAATCTCGCCGACAGCTTCTCCACCTTCGGCATGTCATCGATGAGCAGGTAGCCACGGATGTCCTCGACAATCTGCATGTCCTCGAGTTTTGGCTCGTACTCTGGGCGGTTTCTTGCGATGAACGAGGCCCGGTACTCCGGGTGGTCGAAGAACGGGATGAAGATGGGGGTGTAGCCATCCACGTTGCCAGAGGTGGCTCGCTGCCACTCCTCGTAGAAGAGTCCGCTGGCGCCGTTCGCTGTGGACTCGATGGCGACCATGGTGCCTGGCTCGTCTGGGACAGCCTGGGCAAACCCCACGAAGGTGGCGTCACCACTGGGCCAGAATGCCACTTCGCTGGCGTGGAGCAGGTCGATGCGGTCGCCGCGCCCCACGCCGGCTGCCTTCTGATTTGCAGATACCCTTCTGCCACCGGAACTCGCAGCGCGCACAGTGATGGATGACTTGAGCCCCGGGCTGCCCTTGCGGCTCTCCGAGTCTGGGTTCTCGAAGAGCAGCTCTTTGCGATTGGAGAGGCGAACCATCGGTCGCACGATGTCATCGAGCCCGTCGTAGAAGGTGCGATGCATTCGGAAGAGCACGTCAGACGTGTCTGTGTCGTGCGCCACGATATAGCCGCGCCGGTTCTCGTTGAAGATTGCTGCGTGGAAGATGTTGGCTGCAATCAGGGTGGAGACCCTGTGACGCCTGGATTTCAAGATGATGAGCCGGCTCGGTCTTCCGGTAGCGAGGTCTGAATCAATCTGAGTCTGGATTCTCTGTTGTGCTGGATAGAGTTGTCCGAATCGGACCAACCTTGACGCCTCCGACACCACCCACAGGTGTCCCGCAAAGAAGTACGCTCTGTCCAGCGCGCACCTCGCCAGATGCGCGTGAAGTTCCTGAGTGTAGGACTCGTCCTGTTGCCTCAACGCCATGTGTTGCTGCCTCCCGTAGCTTGCGGAGCGCATTCTCGACGTTGTAGGCGTTGGGGTCAAACCGTTGGATGTCACGGTCGAGCCCGAGCGCCTTGGTGGCGTTGAGCAGCGCGCCTGACCGCGCTCTAACGTCTTTGTCAGGGATGCGCGGGTCCATAGCGAGTCTAACACACTCCTTGGCTATCCATAGGCGAACCGGGTCACCCGTCCTCGCCTCGCTATACATAATGGCTTCATCAAAACCATTCATCTTCTCGTGGATGAACATGTCCACCGATGCCTCGTCCCCATCCCGCAAGTGGGCAGGCAGCATCGACATCGGCAGGTCACGCTCTTTGTCATCTGAATCGCGACGTCTTCCCATGGTCAGCTCCTAGAACGGGATACCGTCATCCGGCGCCCGCGGTGGTGCGCTGTGTCCGACAGCCGTTGTCGTGCGCGGCTCAAGCTCGAAGAGACCCTTCTGCCCACCGATCCACTCCGTGATGAGCAACTCGCCAACCTCTCCCACAGCCAACAGGTTGTCACATTGGCTCTTCGGCATCCAGTGGTCAGTGCCGTCAATGGTGACCAGCAGAGCCTTCTCCGTTACAATCTTCACCTCTTCGACCTGCACAGGCCGGAACGTCTTCACGAAATCACCCATTATTCTCTCCTCCAGTCGTCGCCCAAAAGTTCAATCACATTGCCCCCGGTGAGTCCCATGATGCGGGACCATACCCGTGATCCACGGGTCTCACAAACCTGCTCTTCTCGCTGATTGCTGGTCACGATGACCGGCAGGCCTGCGTCATAGCGCCACATGATGACCTGCTCGAGGATGTCCACCGCTCCCGGGGTGCTCCTCCTCGCCTGTCCCAAATCATCCAGCAGCACCCAGTCCACGCTGCGCGCCCGCTCAATCACAGCCCGCCCCCAGTCACGCTCCACAACTTCCTTGGAGTGAGTCATCCTCCACGCATCGAAGAGCACTTGCTCCTGCAGGTACATGCACCGCTTGCCGTGGAGCCTGACGAGTGCGTTGAGAGCGTGGAGCGCGAGGAAGGTCTTGCCGGTCCCCACAGGTCCGAGCAGGACGACTCCGCGGCGCACGTTGGCGTTGGCGAAGGTCTTCCTGAGTGCATCCATGGCAGCGGCGTTGGTCTTTGTTCTGGTGGGCTTGGTGGACATGGTCTCCACCAGGCTGTCCTTGATTTGCCGAGCCATGTCTCTGTCTGGCGAGAGCACGCCAAACGCTCCGTGGAGCAGCAGCGCCAGCTCACAGTCCCTGCAGGGCTCCACGTAGGAGTAAGCCTGCCCATTAGAAGGGGAAACCCTCTGTGAAATCTTCTGCTTGCCGGTGCAGGCCTCTCCTCCTGGCAGTACGCTTGGGCAGGGGATCTCCTCCACTTCCTCTGTCGGATTCCCCATATCCGACAGTTTGATTCCCGGGTTGTTTTCTTCTATTTGTTTCAATATTTCGTGCAGCAGCAATGATATCCCTCCGTTCGTGTAGTTCCAGCCCACCCTCAATCTGCACGCAATTCTTCAGCAGCGTAGCCAGCTCGTGGCGTGCTGGTATCCCGTGCCTCCAGGGGTCTTCGGCGTACCCACTGAGGGCAGCCTTGAGTTCCTCCGGTGTCCAGCGTGAGAGCGCAATCTTGATGACCCGGTCCCGCCTGTCGTTTGCTCGGAAGCGGCTGCGCTTCTTGTCGAACAAATTGAACCAGTGGGTGTAGACTTCCCTGCGTATTTCAAACTTGTATTTGCACTTGGAGCCTTCGTCATCAATCGCGGAGAGGAGGAAGGCAACGTCATCTTGCGCTTCCCCAAACTCTCCGCGACCGAGCCGAGCCCGAATTTCATCCAGCCTCTGCTCGTTTACGCTCATTGCGCTGACCCCTCCCGTGCCTCGCGCTCCATCGCCTCGAACTCAATCGCCTCTTGCTCTTCGATGGAGAGGCCAGACGGGCTGGCCTGCTTCTCCTCCACCGCAGGCGCTGCAGCCACAGCCTTCTTGCGGCGGGTCCGCTTGGGCTTGACATCCTCGAAGAAGACCGGCGCCTCTGACGGGTCCGTCATGGCTGTGTTGTCCGCGGAAGCAGCCATGAGGGCAGACTCCACAGCCTTCTCTCCCATCGGGTCGAGTGGCAGCCGCTTCATCAGCCGTTTGATAGCAGCCTTGGAGAACATCTCCTCCGGCCACTTGTTGTAGGGGCTGGAGGGGTCTGACTTCTTGTACCCCGGGCTGGAGTTGCGGATGCGAAACAGCGTGTCTTGGTCAACGATGTTGACGTGGACCGTGTTGTCAGTCATCTCTGCTATGGCGTAGGCGCCCACCACATCTCCGCGACCCATCAGCGCTTTCTTGACTCTGACGAAGTCGCCACCGTCACCGGCACCCTCGCTGTACTCAAAGTCGTCGTTCTCGCAGAAGACACCCCACTTGACCCGCTTGAAGAGCCCGGTGCGGTAGAGCACCTTGGCGATACCAGGGGCACCGAGGACGAACACTGCATTGTTCTTGAACGGGATGAGGCTGCAGTCCCCGCGGCGAAAGCTGAGTCTGAACCTGGCAGCGTTCATGGCACCCAGCAGTAGTGACTTGGGGTCACAGGCTGCGAGGCGTGGGTTCTCGTGGATGAGGAGTTCCGTCTCGAAGGCGAGCTGTTGGAGGTAGTGCTCCTTGTCTCGCACATGGTCGGGCACCACAGCGAGGAACTTCTCTCTGCGAGACGCGATTGCCATCTCCATCGACCGTCGGTTTGATGTGTTGTGAACTGTCATTGTCATGCTCCTTTGACTCTTGTCACCTTGATGGCTCCCCGGAATGGTTTGCCAGTTTTGTAGTACTCATCGAGGTCGAGGCCAGGGTTGGCCGCAGCCAGCAGCTTTGAATCGAACGTCCTCCTCCCGTTGTTTTGCGGCCATGACAGTCGGAACATCCCCGTGCTGCCTTTGACCGCGTCTCCCATGTAGATTCCGATTCTGCTCTTGAGGTCATTGACCCGTGACTGGGCTGCCTTGAGGTCTGCGACAGCCTCTTCCATCTCCAGGCAGTGGGCATCCACTTCGGAGTCGATCTCTGCCTCTTCCATGTCCCGGTCTCCGGGGAAGAGCTGTCCCACGGCCTTGAAGGTCTTGGGGTCACCGTCACAGGAGTCGAGGTAGAAGAGCCGGTCCTCTGCGTTCGCATCGCTACCCACCAGCTTCCAGGCCCGCGCTGCCCGCTCGACAGCGTCTGCGAACCACTCGTCGTCACGCATGATGGTGCGGACTTGCAGGTTGAACTTGTCCATGGACGGAACGCAGCCCACGAGGTAGCCGTGGTCAAACTGGAACTTGTCTTCGCACCAGCTCGTCATAATGCCGAGATACCATTGGAGTTGTGCCCACGCCCAGATGGGGAACCCACCGTCCTTCCAGTGCTTTGCCGCAAAGGGGCTCGTCACGTTCTTGTACTCGATCACTGTGAACCCGTGGTTGTCATATGCCACTTCGTCGGCGTTGGCGAGCACGAAGGGGTGGTCCTTGTGTCGCACGGTGCCCAGGCGTTTCGGCATGGGCTTGAACTCGGGGCGTTGCTCGTAGCACACGTCGCGGATCATGCTCTCCATGTGGCTGCCGGCGCGCATGAGCAGGTTGGCCTCGTCGGGCTCAATCTCGCCCCGCTTTTCACCGAGCACGGTCAGCGGTTTGCGCCAGGGGTTCATCCCCATCAGCGCCCCGATGTCCGAGCCACCGATGCCCTGGTTGCGAGCCTCCAGCCACTCCCCCCTTGGTGCTCCGTCTGGCAGCACCTCACCCTGTGCGAGTGCGTTATACATGGCGAGTACGTTTTCTTGCTCAGTCATTGATCATCTCCCCCGGTAGCCAGTTGACGTTGTGCAAGTCTCCGCCGCCGAGGAGCCAGTCGAGAGTGACCCCAAGCACGAGAGCGAGCCTGCTTACTGTGAGAATGGTTGGATTGCCGCGGACGGTCGCCCGCTGCATGGACGGGACTGACTCTCCGACCTCACGGCACGCATCAGATAGCGTGAACGTGGACAGGTCTCTGTCAGCCTTCTTGCGGGCTAGGGCAAAGTCCCGGCGCCGCTCGATAGTTGAAATTGTATCTGCAAGGTCAATCATTGACATCACCTCCTGTGGCAGACAATACTCCTCATTGTGGGGGTGTCAAGCATTAAAGTGTAAACGAGGTTATTTATAATGGAGAACGAAGGAAGGGTCTACATTGGTATTGATCCGGGTATATCGGGGGCTGTCGCAGCTATCACGGAGGCTGGCGATTTGATTGCAGCTCACCACATCCCCACGCTACAGGCGAAGGGTAAGAGGCGGGAGGTGAACGTGGGCGCGCTCCGCACGCTTGTCACCGGGATGATCGGCCATGGAAGGGTCAAGGGGATGATTGGTCATGGAAGGGTGATGGGTGCAGTCGAGAGGGTTGGAGCCCGCCCCGGTCAGGGGGTCGTGTCGATGTACCGTTTCGGGAAGGCATGCGGGTTGCTCGAGGGGCTACTCCTGGGGCTCGGCGTTCCCTACATCACCCCGTTGCCGAGGTCATGGCAGGCTGCGATGTTGAAGGATGTGGAGGGTGAGACCCCGAAGATACGTGCAGTGATTGCGGCATCGCGGCTGTGGGGCAATCTGGACCTGACGTTGAAGAAGGACCACAACAAGGCGGATGCTGCCCTGATTGCGATGTACGCCAGGCAGGAGCACCTGCAGTCTATTGGCAGAGGAGATTGATATGCCACCGAGGAAAGCACACTTCTACATCAAGCGGCTCGAGGACCGGGGGTGGACCCCGGAGCGGATATGCAAGCTGGCCCGCATCCACCGAGCTCGGTTCAACCGTCTGCGGCTGATAGGTACGTTGCCGACCAGGGTGGAGATCACTCGGCTCAGAAGCCTGATGAAGGTTCCGTCGGAGAGTCAGCGAGCGCTGGCTCGGGAGGCTTGGATAACTGAGGCAGAGAAGCCGGTCGTCATCCACAAGGCGCCGCCAATCAGCCTGACCCCGCGGCAGCGGTCTGTGCTCGAGGCTATAGCGAGGGTGCGGAGAAGCGGGTTGGACGAGACGGCGCTCGAACGGGTGGATGCTTCGCTCGCCTCGCGGATGCGCCGGCAGGAACTGACCTACATCAAAGAGGTGGGTGGCACCAAGATGTACGGGTTGACGCCACTTGGTCTTGGGGTGTGCAAGCAGCTTGGCATCAAGACTGAGCCGGTCAACTAGGTGTACTCTGGGATTTCCCGTGGGCTCGGCATCTGCCGGTAGGGGTCTCGCGCCTGGCGCAGTGGCTTGACCATCGTGTTGACGTCAGCCTGGGTGCGACCCTGACCCCCGTACCCATAGCCCGGGTTGTTCATCAACTGGTACATCATCTGCCAGACAGCCATCTCACGCATCTCCTGCGTTGACATCTGCGGCTGCATACCCTGTTGCGGCATCCCCTGCTGAGGCATCCCTTGTTCCATGGGCTGGGGCGGGACGGACCCCGGTGGGAGCCCTGATTGCACGCTGTCTTGCAGTGCGACCTGAGCTGCGTCACGCTGCTGTTGCCCTGGCTGTGGTCCTGTGAAGTTATAAGCCATGTATCACGCGGGGCCGGGGGTGCCCGTTAGGGCTCTTTCCCGGGCGAACTCCGGCATCTGACCACCCATTGCAGCCTGCTCGAGCTGACTGTAGTCCACATTGGAGAGTCCGCCACCATAGGCGCGCTCCTGGGCATCGCGAAGCCTGCGGCCTGCAAGTCGCTTCGCCATGCGAACATTTGCCATGTCCCCGCCAGTCAGAGGTCTGGACTGTCTCTGACTTGCCGCGGCTTGGAGCAATTGCTGCTGTGGTGGTGCAGGCTGGGGGGCTGCCTGTGGGAGTTGTGGCGCCGCACCCTGCTGGAACTGTCCCTCCGGTGACCCCGACCCCTTCATCTTGAATTCCCAGGTCCATGGAGGAGCCTGTGCGGACTGTTGAGCCGATTGCTGAAAAGACTCTGCTCGGTTTCCCTGCGGTGGCTGGTATGGCATGGGTTCCTCCTTCTCCTTTGTCCCAGATTGCGGGCGCAGCGTCAATTCGTTTTGATGAGCCGGAGCAGTGAGACCTTGTTCTGGAGCATCTTTAGGGCAGCTTCCTGCTGCTTTGCCTGATTGAGCGAGTGCTCGTCGTTGACGGTCTGCCTCGCTATCCGCTCTTGGTACTGCATTGCCTCTTCGTAGTACGGGTTGTCGTAGTCCTCTTGGCCGATGTAGGGGAAGACTCGAGTCTCGATGGCTTCCCGCAGTGGGTCCATCTGGCGGATGCTGGTGCTGGGTTGCTGGATGGCGGCGGCGGGTTTCACTATCTCCCCCATAGGGGGAGATGAAGAGGGGATGAACGTCATGCCCTCGATGTTTTGGGGCATGGAGGCGCTTTTGGCGAGCAACCTGGCCTGGAGGGCTTCAACCTGTCGGCGCATCTCTTCGTCACGCGCAACGCTTGGAAGACCCTGGACCCTTGGCTCTGCCATGGACTACCCCTTCTGCTGTGCTGGCCTTTCGATGGGAGTCCAGTCGATAGTGCCGTCCTCTTTCAGCGGCATCGGCTCTTTTTTCTCCTCAGCGGGCTCCACCTTCTCTGGTTTCTCAGGCTTCTCACCCTCCTCGGCTTTCTCATCTGGCACAGCCGTGTCAGGCGGGGGAGTCTGAGCCGGCCCGCCCGGTGGGGACGTGGCGAAGTCCAGCCTCTTCTCATTGGTTGCCACCCTCGAGTGGATCCAGTCCACTTTGTCTCGCAAGTCAGTCAGCGCCTGGTAGCTGGAACTCTCCGAGGCGTGGCAGAACGCATCGACCGAGTCCACCACTGTCTTGTTCTCTGTGTAGCCTGCCAGCACAGCCCCGATGGCAGCGATGATGGTGACCCAGAGCGAGCCTGGGTGGGCTGCCGCGTTTTTGAGTGCGCTCATTTTTTCTTCCCTTTCTTTGCAGGTTTCTTCTTGGCGGCAGGTTTCTTCTTCTTGGGCGGGTCGAACGCTTCGTTCACATCAGGCGTTGACGGGTCATCTGCCTTGAACTTTCCGCCAGATTCCCGTGCCCTCTTCGGCTCCGCGGGTGGCTTGGGTGGAGGCGTGTAAGGGATGCCCCTTCTCTTACAATGTTCTTCATACGTAGCCATATCACTGTCCTCCTATGCAAACATCCACGTAGCAGTCCGCTACCAACTCCACCGCGTCCCATCTGCCTTCATGGGCGCGACCGGCGCAGCACTGCTTGACCTTCTCCATATCATAGTCCCGACCGGAGCCCCCTCCAGCTCCCCCGCTCCCGGCAATGGTGGCATACAGGCACCCCGCGATACCCTTAGCCGCGCATGAGCCGCTCTTATCCACGATGCACCCCACAAACCCGTCCAGCTCCCCGCGCACCGTGCAGTAGAGGGCAGCCTGAGCTGCGCAACCCAATGCCGAGTGCGTAGCGCACCGTCTGGTGTCCAGGCTCTCGTCAGGCGTGAAGCCGAGCCAGGCGCAGCCAACAATGCTGACGCTCATCCAGACCCAGAGCTGGATTGTGAGTGCAAAGTCCCTCATATCAGCTCGGCAACGAGGGTGTAGGTGGCGTCTTCGTTTGCCGACTCAGTGACTGTCACTTTGAACTGGCTCACACGCGCCTCTGCTGCAATAAAGACACACCCCTCGCCGCTTGAAGCAGCGCCACCCAATGCGTGAGTCCCGCCATCTGGCACCACATAGGGGAGGGTCGTCCCTCCAGTCCAATCCGGCCAGGGCACAGTCGCTGTACCGTCCAAGGATGGGAAGACGGGGAGGACAGTGTATGAGAAGTTCGGGTCGCCACTGCCGATCCGGTCAAACCGCAAGTAGACACGCACTGGCCCCTTCCTCTCTCCAGCAAAGAAGTAGTACGTGTCCTCTCCGTTCACACCATTATTACCAGCAACGCCACCCTGTATTGTCGCCCCATCTGCCAACTTCTTCAAAATCGGTCCACCCATCTCACATCTCCTTCATTCCGTCTGTAAACCGCTCCAGTGGAGCCATTAACGGTGTCATCTGACCATCTGTCAACTGAATAGGAACGGCTAGCTCGGGGTCCACCTTAACGAACTGGGTCCGACCCCCCTCCACAAAGAAGACTCGCACCTGGCTGCCATCCCAGCTATCAACCCACCCCAGTGGAACTGGCGCCCCCCTAGACCCCCCGCCTACTGAAACAGCAAAACCCCGCAGGTTCAAACAACCTGCCAAGTGACGAGCGCTACTCAGCAACCGCTGGCAATAGAAACAGTAGACGTTGCTTTTAGTCCCCATGGAGAGAACTCTACCAGAAGCTGACCGAAAGAGAGCACCACAAACTTACAGTTTGTGAAATTGCGGCACAGCCGCAATCCCCAACGGGAGATCAAGGACCGCGACTGCACCGCAAGGGGGGATACTGGCTGAAACCGTGTAGAACGGCACCAAAACCGCCGGTATTGCCTCGCAAGATGGGGGCAAGCGAGAGCTAGTGCGTACAAAGGAACGTGCAGACTACTAATATTCCGCTAACTACCAAATATGATTAGATTTTAGCACGTTTTGAGCAAAATGTACAGCCCGCCTAACCTAACTCGAGGCAACCACTAGCTCAATATCCACAGCAGCTGTGTTGGCCTTGCCCTGGATACCCGTTATTCCAGTCAATGTGTGACTCGCCAGCAAATCGCCAGCCGCAGCGTCCATCTCCATCGAACCCAGCATGAACGTCTCCCCTGCCTTCACCTTGACCACAGCCTCGTTGGAGTTGTTCGTCGCCTCAATCAAGAGCTCAATGAAGTTCGCCGTGTCCTTGTTCGTTATCCGCAAATACTTCACGTCAGCAGCGATGTACGTCCCCTCTGCCCGAGCCCCAGACAGCTTCAGGATGTACCCAAACGATGTCTGCACTGCCATTATCCGAGCCGCGTACTCACCCACGGTCACCGACTGCACTGTCCTGCTGCCCCTCTGGACACCACCGAGTGTCACGTCCTCCACTACTGTCACTGTCAGCGTTGCATCACTTATCGTCGTCGCCATCCTCTCCTCCTATGTCGCCCAACGGCATCAGGAATGCCGGCACGGAATCCCCATCCGAGTTACCCAGTGCGCCATGCAACATGCGGGACACGCGGTCTGCAGCAATCCTAGCACGCTCCTGTGGCGTGCCCATCTCATCTCCCATGTCCGCTACTAAAATGTCCAGGCACTTGTTGTAGTCGTAGCAGATGAACTGCTCAGGCCCGCCCGCCAGGAAACGGTAGCCCAACCCAATGATGGCCGAGTTGAGACCGTCAAAGACAACCAGGCCATCGCCAGAACCTGCCCCATTGCCCCCCTCCGGGCTCGGTGGGTCGGCAGTAGGGTCAGATATCCCATCGAGCATCGTTCGCGTGTAGTCGCCCATGTGTGTTCCCCCTTAAGTAAGGTAAGTAAGTAAGTAAGGTAAGTAGAGTAAAGGTAAGGTAAGGGGTAGGTAAAGGTAAGTGAGGTAAGTGAGGTAAGGTAAGTACGCGCTGGGGGGTTATCGTGTGTATGGGGGGCAGTCGCTACGCGACAATGGTTGTTTATTAATAGGTCCGCCGCCAGGGTACCCCCCCTTGCGCGCACGCACGCACATACCCGCACACCCACGCATACACACGTGCGCACCTACGCGCGTTAGGGACAGCCCATCACCCCGATTGGAGCGCAGTACACCGTTTACAAAGTCGCCAGCCCGCAAGATACCGCCAGTCCACAGCAGAGCAGTCCACCGCTTGAGAGCAGCCCCAACAAGGTCGACAAGGGTCTCAGCTAGGCTCAACATCGGACAAAGGAGCGCATCGGATTGGAGAGCAGTACACCGAATAGGGCAAAGAGTTTACATAATGAGTATTATCAGACGTAACGGTCTGCAAGCTCCTGATATGATTGGAATCAAGGGGTGTTATTGGCAGGGTGTGAATCAAGGCGGAGCATGGTCTCGAGTCTAGGAGCACAGTAAAGACCCCTTCGCAGACCCCTTCGCAGACCCCTGAAAAGACCCCGAAAACAGCCCGGCAGCCTGGCCTAGCGCGCGTGCAGCTCGCGCATGTAGGCGTCCAAGGTGCCGTTTTGCGCTTTTTTGGGGAGCGCCAAACCTTCCAAAATCCCTCAAATCAAACCCACCCAAAACGCCCTAGAATCACCAAACAACCCAACTCCACAGATTTATTTTGCTCTGCTGAAACGTACACTGCGCCGCATTGTGAAAAAAAGATGAAGAAATACCGACACTAATATTAATATGTTGCTACCTTGTGGTTGAGCCCAGAGCGTTTCTGGTCTCGAACAACGGGAGACAAAATGAAGCCGGGACAAGCAGTGCTATTCCACGCAAGAAAACTAGGATTCAATGAAGACGAGAAACCCCACAGCGACAATGGGAAGGTCGGTATCATCATCAGGAAAACAACCACGGAAGATACCCACAACGGTTACCACTTCACGGCTGGAGCGCAGGATGTCCAAACTTGTGTCGGTCGGTATCTGGTAGATATTGACGGAAAGGAGCGCCACGTTTGGGAAGGATACCTGTTCCCGTTCGTGAGCCGATAGCACAGCAAATCCGGGGGGATTTGAACCACTACAACGGGAGAAAACAAGATGAACGACCGAGGACAAATCAAGCAAATCAAGCAGAGTGTCTGGAGCGTGACGATGCCCGCTGGGGTTAGGCGTCGCCGATACTCCGAGACCTTTACTTTCAACTTCGCTCGGCTCTGCTTGGCAACGTGCGCTCTCTTCGTCTCCGCTGGCAATTCCAAGATGAAGAAGACAGCCAAAAAGCTGGCGAAGCTGTGGAGCCATCCGGTCCGAATGGTCAGCTTCAACATTCCCGCCCTACTCGCTTGTCCCTTCGCCGATGCATGCATCAAATTTTGCTACGCTCTGATGGGTCGCTTTGCCATGAGGGACGCTCAAAAGGTCCGTGCTGGCAATCTGGCAATGCTCCGAGAGTTGTACAACCGAGGCGGAGTCGACCTAGTCGCTCAAACCATCGCGAATTCTCTCTGGCCGGACATGCGACGCAGCCTGAAAAAAGGCCAGCGTCTGGTCATCCGAGTGCATGATAGCGGCGACTTCTTCTCACTCTGGTATGCACAAGCATGGGCTGACGCCTATCGCCTAATCTGTGCCCGCTGGGTTGCCGAAGGTGGAAGCGCTGACATGCTTCCATTGCCCTACGCTTACACTAAGGCACTCAAGCACTTCGCAGCTGTGGACTTCGGATTCCCTGTCACGCAGTCAGTCGGTGGAATCGCAGACGGGGCGATTGACTACACGGAGAGTCACTCGGTGGTTTTCGGAACTGTCGAGGAGTGCGAGGCGGCGGGCTACGTCAACGGGACCGATAGCGATATCCCTGCCATCCTTGGAGAGACCAAAATCGGCCTCATCTATCACGGGAACGAAGCGAAGGTAGAAGACGTCAGAGAGCACCTTAGAAGCGCTCCACGGGCTCTGCCGATGGCTGCGTAGGGGTAGGGCTCACAGGGGGGTCTGTGGACACTAACAACGGGAGATAGGATGCGATTTTTAACTGTGCTTTGTGTGCTCTTTGTGCTGGCAGGGTCTGCGATGGCTGGCGAGTGTGATGGGATGGTGATTGTCGAACGGGTGGAAGGGGAGTTTGCTGTGTTGGAAGGCGGGGGCGAATTGTGGGTGCAACGGATGACAGGCGAGCGGCAAGACCAGTGGGTGGAAGGGACGGTGGTGAGCGGGGACAAGCAGTGCGGGGTTCAACTCAGGCTGGAGGTGTCAAGGTTGCTCGAACGGTTGGACAAATAGGGTCCACGGGGGGCATGAAATCAGGAGCTTTCACTTTTACAACGGGAGATAACATGAACAATTTGCCATCGCACGCACTCGAAACCTTGAACACTCTCATCACGTACCATGACAGGAACGCAGAGCATGGCAGGACGGTAGCGGAAGCGCTTGAAATCCTGCGGGCAATCCTGGGTGGGAACATCCTGCCCGAACTGCCCGCCGAGAGAGCAGACCATGTCGCCATAGGGCAAGCGGATTTGTATGACGCAGCAGATGCGGCGCGGGCAGAGGCGGCGCCTACCTCGCACCGGTTCAAGGTGGGGGACCGGGTTGTACTCCGGCGGGACGTGGAGCGATACCCGAACGCGACGATCGCCAAGGGTTCAACCGGTACGGTCATCAGCACGCCCAGCTACCTATCAGTCCACCTAGACGACAAGGTTGAAGGACTTAATCACGGTTGGCTTGTCAAGCACACCGCAGGGGACCACCCTTGCCCGGCGCATACTGGGCTTCAAAGGGGACACGCCCTAGTCTGGAGTGAAGAGCACTACAAAGACCTACAGCGCGACCTGACTGCTACCACCAGCTAGGGCAACAATTCAGGGGGGTTAACTATGACAACGGGAGACGATATGAACGATTGGAAATTCGAGAATCAGACGAGTGGCAACGCTGTCCGGGTCAACGCCGGTCTCGGCAACACAGCATGGTCTCGGGTGCTGTCCGATGGTCGCACGGCATGGCTGACGGACCCGGAGACCGGGCAGGCACCGACAGACCCTGAGTGTGTGAGGCTGCACGTCTACCCCGCTGACGGGGTGCGAGACCCTGTGCTGGTGGGTCTGATGCCGCTGTCGGTGGCGTTCCTCAGGGTGGAGGGGCTGGTGGTGGATGAGCCGTGGATTGCTGGTCCGCATCTCTGCACGGGACAGAGCGAGAACAATCGGTGGTTCTGGTTCTCCGGCGAGATGCCAACTGACTTGACAGCCAGAGAGGAGGCAATCCTCGACAGGATTACAGACCTCTTTGCCGAGGGCTGCTCTTGGCAGGAAGGGGTTCGGCCCGAGGTGCATGAGGGGACAGGCAGCGTTGACATGGCTGGGTGGCCTGATGGTGTCGCCTTCGGCCCGTGGTTCGCTGCGCTGATGCAGCGGGAGGGGGTGCAAGTCTACGATTGAGGCAGGTGAGGGGGGGGTTAACCACTGCAACGGGAGACAAGATGGAAAGCATGACGATTTTTGTGGAGTACATGGCGTGCTTGGGTTGCTGGATGGTGTCCGGTCTGGTTGACGGGGACACCGAGGCCGAGCCCTTTGATACGCTGGACTTTGACAACAAAGAGGATGCGATTGCATACGCTTCGGAGACTCGCGACGGTTGCCTTGACCGCTACGAGGTGACCCTGCTGGTGGGTGGCAACGAACGCAAACCAGCGCGCCGCCGGCCTGAGCCTACCATCTACGAGCAGCACAGTTGCGACCGTGATTTGGAGAACGCGCTTGACGCAGAGGAGTGGCAGTAGGGGTTCGCAGGGGGCAACAACCAACAACGGGAGACGGTACCATGATGAAAATCGGAAGCATGTTCAGCGGGATAGGCGGCCTCGACCTGGCAGCAGAGCGGGCCTTTGATGGTGAGCTGGCGTGGGCTGTGGAGCGTGAGCCCCACTGCGTCAAGGTGCTCCGGCGGCACTGGCCCGAGGCGCAGGTGGTGGAGGACGACGTGCAGCAGGTGGACCCGTCCAAGCTGTCGCCGGTCTCCGTCCTGACAGGTGGTTTTCCGTGTACTGACCTCTCGGTGGCTGGCAAGCGGGCAGGGCTCGACGGTGAGCACAGCGGGCTCTACTCGGAGGTGCTGCGGTTTGCTGGGGTGCTCAAGCCTGAGTGGCTGGTGTTGGAGAACGTGATTGGGGTGCTCAAGTACCGGGAGCGCATCGAGGCTGACCTGTCCCAACTAGGCTACGGGTCGGCGTGGGTGCAGCGTGCGGCCTCGGACGTGGGTGCCCCTCACTGGCGGCGGCGGGTGTTCATCATCTGCAAGCGGGGAGGTGAGCACCTCGGGGTCATCAATAAGCACGGCAAAATCCCCGGTGGATTCTGGCCCACTGCGGTGGCTGACGGGGACCGGGTTGCGATGTTCAAGCAGGGCGGCGAGCCTCTCGGGCGTGCTGTCCGCTGGCCGGAGGGCAGCAGGTGGCCCACTGCCACCGCTCGCGATTGGAAGAGCGGTAGCGCCAGCGCTGCGACCATGCAGAGGAACTCTCGACCGCTGGCCGAGGTTGTCCGCTGGCCCACGGCAGTGGCTGGTGATGCCAAGGCATGTGGTAGTCGCAACACCCCAGGGTCGAAGGCTCACAAGGGCGTCACGCTGACGGATGCAACACGAGGCGACGGTGGCACGGGTCGGCTCGGCAAACGTCGCCCAGGCAGGCTCAATGCCGACTGGGTGGAGACCCTGATGGGGTTCCCGATTGGCTGGACCCTGCCAGAGGGGCGCAACACCCACGCCAAGATGGGCGCCGGAGGCTGGACAAAGTTTCCCAGCCGCTGGCCTGCTGGCAGGGGTGAAGAGCAGCACGGGTGGGAGCCTCCGCGCCTGCTGGAGGGCAAACCTGTGAAGGGGCGACCGGCGAGGCTGAGGGCTCTCGGCAACGCAGTGGTGCCAAAGCAGGGGTTCGTCGCCATCGTGGATGCCCTGGCTGCCATCGAGCGGGCAGAGTTGGGGGAAGAGGGGGTGCAGCGGGAGCTGGACGACTTCATCGGGCGCCAGATGCACCTCGACCTGGGGTTCTTCGAGCGCAATTAGGTACTAGTGGTGTGTGTGTGTTAACAGTGACAACAACGGGAGATGCTATGTCTGGTCGCGATTATCCACAGCTACGAATTGTGCCCGTCACTTTCAACGCGGCGTGCGCCTATATTGAGAGCACGCATCGTCACCACCAACCACCAAGGGGGTACAGGTTCGCACTCGGGGTGGCCGATAAGGGGGGGGTGTTGCGCGGCGTGCTGGTTGCCTCACGCCCAGTTGCTCGGGTGTTGGATGACGGCTGGACTTGTGAAGTGTCCAGGGTCGCCACTGATGGTGCCAAAAATGCCCGCTCCATGCTCTATGGGGCCGCAGCACGGGTGGCAAAGGCGATGGGCTTTGCGAGGATAATAACTTACACCCTACACACGGAACCAGGCACCAGCCTGCGCGCCGCTGGGTGGACAAACGATCATCGCACAAGAGGTAGCGAGGGCTGGAGAAACAGACCGGGGTTTAACCGCTCCTCGTTCCCAACCACCGACAAGAACAGGTGGGTGCGAGTGTTCATGGATACACCACCAGAGCCTCCACCCACTTGCGCACCACCAGCCCCTAACGGACAGCTCGCACTCTTTAACTCAGCGGGACAAGGCTCTGCCGAGGAGGTGACATCGTGAGCAGATGGAAGACGACGTGGCTGCTAGTGCCAGGGGTGGGGCGCCATGGGACGGCTGCCATGGACCTGTGCAGGGCAGGGGGCAGCTACCTGGGGGCAAACAAGTACGTGCGGTGTCCTGGCGCTCGCGTGCTTGCGGATGTGGTGGCTGTGCTAGATGCAGCCGGTCTGGAATACCAGGAAGTGGACAAACCTGCGATGCCGAGGCTCACCAAAGAGAAAGCCTACGTCGTCGCGCAAAGTTGGGAGGTGATACTGTGAGAAAGAAGAAGAGCAACACACTTGGACGAACGGACGTGACGGGAGCCCAGTTCAGGTACTTTCGAGAGAACGTGCTGGACATGACAAGAGAGAAGGTTGCGGTCGCATTGGGCATGTCTGTGCAGAGCATTATCACGGCAGAACAACGGGGTCGAGGGTACATCCAGTCAAGCCTCGCCATTCGCATCACCAACGGGGAGAAGAGGGACGTCACCATCCGCGTGGAGTGCAACCTCGACCCTGATAGAATGGGGGACGTTGAATGAATGTCGAAGACGTGATCTCCATGGCGCTCGCAGAACAGGGGCTGGAGTACAGCCCCGAGGTGGTGGCTGGCTGGCTCCAGCATGACAACCCACCACCGGACCTGGCGCCCATCATTGACGCGATGGTGACTGACATCGACTACCTCATCCGGGTGGTGCAGGCCAAGATGCTTGCATCACCCGACATCACCGAGCCTGAGCTGCGTAAGATGGCAGGGCTGCCCAAGATGACAAGGAGGATGGCGGCAGGGGAAAACTACCGGCGGGCGATGGGCTACGAGAAGATCCACATCACACTTGCCGTCCCACGCCACATCAAAGAGACCATTGATGCCATGTCTCGTGCGATGAGCGTCACTCGGTCAGGCTTCGTGTCACAGTGGTTGATTGGCTGCGCCCAGGAGGCACTGTGCAGGACAGCAGAGGTGCATGGATTGCCAGAGAAGGAAGCGCACATGGCACGCAACCATCCCAGCGGGAGAGGCAGGCCAATTGTCTACGAAACAATCAAGCGCATCTACCGCTCCAAGAGTTGAAACAATCCCTTTGCATTGTGTGTTATGCTCGTGCATAAATGACAGCACTGAGAGGCACTGGTCTCGACGTGCTGGTGGGGTCGGGTTGGCGGCAGCTCGGCCTCACCTAATCCCTGCCGGCAGGCCAATGACAGACGAGATGCAAGTGGAAATCACAGCGACCCTATTAGACCTCGTCAAGAACGTCGCCGCGATGGATGCCAAGCTGGGTACAGTGGACGAGGAAATCAAGAAGCTACGCTGCGAAGTCGGCAAGCTGCAGAGCCAGACAACCAACATCACTGCTGTCGCACGGGCTGCATGGGTTGTGATTGGCCTGGCTGTTGGGGCTGGCGGTCTCGGTGCGTTTCAGGCGTTGCTCTGACAGCTTCTGACAGCCTTGGCCTGCTCTGACAGTACCGGGTTCACATCGTTGGGCTCTAGCGCCATGTCTTGACCACTAATAACACCCGCTCGAAACCAGTTCACTGACACAGGCGAGTAGGTGTTGGTCAACTCCACCAGCCCAGCGTTGCCACGCTTGCTGTTGAGGTAGCCCCAGGCTCGGCTGCTCCTGCCCTTCTCCATGCGACCCGTCCCGCACATCACGCCCCGCTTCTCCGGTGGCATGGTGCCCACCCTCTTCTTCCAGTGACGCTCGATGGTGGATATCTTCGTGCCGTAGCACATCGGCTCCATGATATCGAACGCCTCCACCACCTCTGGTGACATGTACTTGTGGAAGCAGTTGGCATAGAGGACTACGTCTGGAGCAGCCGCTCTCAACACCCCAACGAACTTGCGCGCTGCCTCCACTGGGTTGCTCGCACCAGCCCAGTGTTTCTCAGCGTTCCAATGGTACTTGTTGATGCCGTGCTGCTTGAGCGCAGCAGCTACCGTCTCTGCCTCGGACTGGGCCTCGTCCAACGTGCGGCAGTAGTGGAAGCCCCAGCCATGTGGCTCGAGGCCCATCTTGCGGCACTCGCTGAATAAATCCTTGGCCTCTGCTGTGCGGAAGAGGTCGTCACCATCCACAATCTTGACTGAGAGAGCCTGGAAGCCATCGAGAGCCTCTTGCCAGCCGTCACTGAGGTTGGACTTCCTCCAGATGGTGAGGATGCACTCTGGTGGATTGTGGTGCGACTCAGGCGCATCTCTCTTGGGGGTGGGTCGGTTAATGTTGCGGATGAAGGTGGATAGCCAGGTCATGTTAGTCACCGAAGAGTTGTTTCTCGAGGTTCTTGTACGCCTCATTCTTTTCTATTGCACGCTGCATCTTCACGTCACGCTTGAACCTCTCTGCCTCGTACTGGTCCTCGACGTTCTTTTTGAACCTGTTGCGCATCTCATTCCAGGCATCTGGGTACAACCTGCTGGTGTTGTACTCTTCTGAGGTTTGCGGTTGGCTGGCTCCACGCATTTGGTAGTCACGCAGTCGCTCGAGCCTGCTGGAGTCGAGCACATCATACCTTCGGCTGCCCCCGAACCCGTCAGCGATGAGCTCGGAGAGGGTGTACACCCTGCCTCGAGCGTTGTATGGCTTGTCGTTGTACCAGGCTGCCGCTTTGTCCCAGCCCCTGCCGCCGAGCCAGTCGGGCAGCTGTGATAGTCGAGCCGCGTTCAAGAACTGAATCACTTGGTCTGTCTTCGTCCTGCCGGCTCCAACTGTGATGAGGTCTCTACCTTGTAGGTCTCGTGGATCCCTGTTGAATGCAAACGCGCCGGCAAAACTCCACAACAACCCGTTGGGTGCGAACTCACTTGGGATTAACTGATCACCATACGCCTCGTCACGTCGCGCCTGACCACTCATTGGGGTGAACCTGCCGACGTCATAGAACGAGTGTGCCTGGGCCTGTGATCCATCCGCCGCGGTGATGGTGTTGGTGCCCTCGTAAATCGTGTTCCCCTGCGCCCAATTCGGCAGGCTCGAGCGCGCCAACTCGATCTCTTTCTGCTTCTCTTCCGAGATGTCACCGTCCATGGTGGCTGTTGTCTGTCCCATTACCTCATAAAGCTGCCGATAGAACGCAGCCTTGATGGGGCGCTCTGCCATGTACTTGGTCATAAATGGGAAGGCTTTATAGGAGAACGTGATGAACGGTGCATACCACTGGCGCCCCCACCCGATTGCAGCAGACACATTTGAGTAGTCGAAGAAACCTGACTCGAACACGTTCTCGACCGCTAGCCTCACCGCCGCGTCCTCATCGGCAACGTCGAGGATGGCGAGAGCCTTGTCGCGCCCACCAAGAGCCTGCTTCATGTCGTATGTGAGCGTACCAGTCTTGGCGAACTCCTTTTGCAGGACGCGAACCTGCTTGAACCTCCACAGTTTGAAGAACTCGTCACCGAACGTGTATGAGCGGACCCCCAGGTTGTACCCCGCCTTGCCCATACCCCATGAACCCTTCAGCAACTTGCCACGCACGAAGATGTCGGTCGCAGCGAAGGCAAACTCATCGAACCCTCCAGCCTTGAAGTCAACATCGGGCGCACCGACATCACCCCACTTCTTGGAGATGAGCGCGTTGGTCTCGACGGACAGGTAGTCCTTGCCGAACAGCCCCCCGATCATTGCCTCCTCGAAAGCCCACCCCTCGTGCATCCACGCCTCGTCCCACGTCCCACCATATGCCTTCATGGCAGAGGCTGACGTGGCAGGGTTGAGCCCAACCATATCCGAGATGATGATGTTGCTTGACCAGTTGACGAGCTGGGTTGCCGGGTTCAGGGCAGTGTGACCCACCTTCCAGAAC